GCCATCAATTGACCCGACCTGTGCCAGATGCCGATTAATGTCGGGTTGCAACGCTAAGTCTATCGAATAGTACTTGCGCAGCAATCCCTCCATTATACGGCCGGCACCGAGCTGATAAAACATATTCAGCCCAGGCTCCGTGCATATAGTGCGCGAAATCTCTGAGTTTTTCGGAACAGTAGACAAGCTACTACCTTCCACAATATCAACTTTAAAGCGTTGAGACCTATTATTTTCGGCCTCACGCCAGCGGTTAGATATCGTACACTTGTACAGTTTGTACAAGCTGATGCTAGTTACGCTGAGTGGCCCATCAAACATTTTTCGGAAGAAATCTGAATGAGGGGTCCCAACGGAACTTCCCGGTCCAGCTCGCCCATGATCTAGCATATCGCGAAGATCAAGGCTATTACGCTGGAGCGGACAATCTTTGGAATGGAAAATGCGATATGACTTGTCCTTAAGAAAGTCAATGCACTCACCGACCAAAGGGGTGTCTTCAAACTGAAAGGCACCCGCACGACTGTTCATCTCCTTAAATAACGAGATGGCAGCCGAATCAGCATCAGAATCAGATTGTTCCCACTTTTTAAGCAGGTTCTCTCTTTGATAAGAGGCGACGAAAGATTCATCGTCGCACAAATCTTGATTCAAAAGGTTTTGTAGAATCTCAGGGTTAAAGTCCATAAGATTTTTACTCCATTAAAAAGTTCTGGTTAAAGTACGCCGTCGATAGTTGTATCGCCGAGCTCGTTACTCTGATCCCAAACCAATCCGAAGTGCGCGGAAAGCGCAGCACGGATATTGGCGGAGTCAGCAGTATCAGCCCCGGCGGGTATTTCTACCTCGGTGCGGATAACCATTGTTTGAAATGGTTGGTCTACTAACGGTAAGACGCCTTTCCGCGTCAAAACCTTGAACTTATTACGTGGCACATTGCTAATTAAGCCAGTGACTGGATTAGGTTTCCCTAATACAGCAAAGGACTTAGGCTTTGTGACGGTCAAAGTAAAAGGTTGAGATACGGAGTGGGCGTCAACGCCCGTTTGCGTACCGCCTAAAGCGGTAACAGCATTTTGCTTACTTTGGTTATCAGGCGCGGTATCAACAACTGTTGTATAGGTTGGTGATGTAAAACCGGTCTGAGGAGCACCCGTTAGGGTGGTTGGTATAGTAACAGCCATGATGGTTGTTCCTTTTAAGATGATTTATCTAATCTTCAGCTTCGCTAAGGCGGCCATGTTAAGAAACTTAGCATTGCCGCCAGGGAGCTCAAATTGAAGTGACGGAATTGTCAAATCAACGTCTCCCCGAGTAACTGAAGTTCGTTTTCCGACTGAGTAAGGTTGCTTTAGCATCCTAACCGAGCTGGTTAAATAGTTGGTCCAGGGCGGGAGGTAACCTAAGTGGAATCCACTTTCGGTAACTTTCCTTTCCTTTCTCAGCGTTAGCTGGGACCACCTAACACCAACGGTGGATGTTGTAGCAGCGCTAAGTATATCGCCAATGTTAAGGAAGTAGTCAACCAAGAAACTCCAGGGAACAAGTTCCCAGGCAGTAGGTATAACCTCGTTGAGGCCAAACCCTCCTGCATCGATCAAACGATCGATTGAGTTGTTTGCTTGAACTTCAGCCTTATGACCGACGGTATAAATAGCTTGATACTTATCGACCGTGGAACGCATGAAACGCACGTTCCACCAGGGCCGCAAACCACTATTTACTTTTATGTGGCTTGCGGTCTCAGCATGGCCAGTGTAGGACAGGCGGGTTATACCCGTATCCATCCTATCACGTAAAGCTTCGCTGATGCCGGTAATATCATTAATAAGGGGGGATATTCCAAAGGAATATTCCAACCAAGACTCCGCAAACGCGTCCGCAGTCGATTGGGACCTCTTCTGTTTTCTAAGCTTATCAGCTTTCGAAGCGAAGATGCCCGTCCTCTCGCGCATAGCTCTTGCAGGAGACCTTATTAGCCTCGCTGTTTCCCGGATTTCCCCGATCATAACCATACCTGAAAATTTGGTAGATTGTGATCGAATACGTCCATGGATACCAGTGAGTCCCTTACTTTTAGCCTCATTCTCTAGTCCTGTATCTGTCGGTATTGCTGGCAGAGTGGGTAGAGAATCATAGTAAGTTGTATAAAAGATGTAAGGCCTAATTTTGGCACAGGGGTAAGTCCATGACTTGGAAGGATCAGATCGATACTCCCAAAG